AATGGAAAGCTCGTAAATGAGTTAACATTATCCACATTCATAAAATCGATTTGGACTCTTTTAAATGCTGGAAGCATTGCATATTTTCCTCCTGCTAATTTATGATTTTTATATTCTCCTGTTAATACTTGGTTTGTAAGTGGCATTTGATATTTTCCCCACCATCTGGTTATAGCATTTCCAGAGCCGTGTGTTGACCCATCCATTTGGTATGAGTGCCTTTTCATATTAACTGGAATAGCTTGAGTTCCTGTATCTACATTTCGCCATTCGTTCAATTGAGTAAAATAATAAATACCAGCAAAATAATACATTCTCATTCCCCAGGCTTTACATAAACTTTGTAAAACATCATAGCAACTTTTAGCTTTGTATTTTAAATTAGTCCCTTGATTTTCCTCTGTATAAAAAATATTAGGTTTTATTCTGGTGCTTCTTAAGGGGTCAATAGTGGTGTTAGGGTGTTCTCCATTAAACCATCTTACATTTGTAAATATTAGATTCGAAGATGGGTTTCCCATTGCCGTTGTAAATTCCCCAGAAAACGAAAGGCAATTAGAAATAATTTCTATGCAATGTTGCCAGGGGTCATATTGTCCTCCAGCGTTTGTTGGGTCTGGAATATATGTTTCTCCTATGTCATAAATATGGCTGGCCAATTGAGTAGTTGTCGCTGGAAGATAATCATAATATTTTAATGATGCAATTCCATCTACAGCTTTTATTGTTATCGGATATGGGAGTGGGATATCTGGGTCATCTGATAAATCCATCAAAACTTGCCCAGCAAAGTAAGGGGGATAAATTGGCGAGTTTGAACCACTTACTGATTCTCTATAAATTGCAACATATACATCTCGCTCTTGTCTGCTAATTTTTAATTGTTTTATATAATTTGCTGCAGCTTGGTCTGTGACCATAAACTCAAATGAAAAAGTAGAAGGTTTTAATGGAGCAAACATTTTACTTCCTTCGCTTCCATATTTCATTTCGCTTGCTTTCGGTCCTAGAGTTCCTACTTTGTCTTGGTATGTACCTGTTGCTATCTGGTCATACATTTCAAGTCTCCAGGAGATTCCAGCATCTGATATAAAATTAAAATAGTAGGTTCTGTTGTATGCCATTATATATATCTTTGTCTTTGGTTATCGGTATTGTCATTTGCCAGGAATATGTCCTCCCCTTTTAAAATTCCACCTACATTTAATTGTACATTTTGAGCCATAGAATTTCCGAGCATTCCTTTTAATTTTGATAGGGGTGCTACAACTTCTGGGTCATTTTTTGCTCCTGGGTATTCTCCAACTAATGCGTTTGTTGGTCCGAATGCAATTCCTCCATCAGCCATTGGAAGTGGTGTTGATGCAATTGTAGCTATTTGAGCTGCACCTAATCCAGCCATAAGACTTGCTAGTATTGGTCCTGCGATTGGTCCAGCAGTTAAAGCTTGTACTATTGCTTGAGCCGTACCCATTATCGCACTGGCTATTTTCATTGCCTTATCTCGCTTCGCTTGTTTCTGTTGTAGGGCCTTCTTTTTGCCATCAAATTTTTCATCTAGGATTGCTTGTTTGCCATCAAATTTTGCCTTTAATTTATTAAGTGCTGCATCCTTTTGCTCCTGGCTCATTGATGAATTTTCAATCCTTAAAGCGTTTCTTTCGAATTCTTTATCCATTGACCCTTGTTCGGCTGTTTCTTTATTGGTTAGTTCGGTCATTGCCTTTTCGTGTTGTGCTGACATTAAATTTCCGATTCCGTTTAGAGCAGCTCCAGCGTGCTTTGATATTTCTCCCCATACTTCCTCTACTTTTCCTGCAAATCCTTCATAGCCTTCTTTTGACCAGTCCAGATATTGTTGCATTAGGGTTTTCTTTTTGGCTAGAGTTTTTTCTAGTTCCTTTGTTCCTCCTCCTCCTCCTCCACTTGGTGCAGGGTCTCCTCCTCCTCCTCCATCTGGCACGGCTAAAACTGAGCCACCCATAAATCCTTGTATCTTGTTTTTTACTTGTCCTAGCTTATCTTCAAACCAAGCACCCACATCATCTACTGTGCCTTGTACATCATCCTCTGTTATCAATCTTAAAGGTTTAGCATTGGTTGTTTCCTCCACTCCCTTTGCGAAATTCTCGGCTGTTTTTTTTCCAAATTCGGCAGCGTTTTTTTCTATGTTTCCGAATTGTTCAGCTATATAATCTCCCATCCCAGAGGTCGCTTGTTTGAACCCTTTTTCAATTTTTGATTTATCTAATGTAAAAATTCCCAGTATTATATCTCCTATTCCTCCTAAGACTTTCATTGCAGAATTTTTCATAGCTACAAACATATCAGCCATACTTTTGCCCCAGAAAATTGCAAAAGCTAATACTGTTTTTAATGTGAATACTACGGCTTGTATCATTCCTCTAAAGCCTGCACTTTCATTATAAAGCTCTATAAAAAAATTAACAAATTGTACGAATATTGTTTTAACGCTTCCCCAGTTTTGGTATATTAAAGTGAAAATTGCACCAATAGCAACAACTACTAATCCTACTGGAGATAATATCATCCCTATTGCTGTTACTATTCCTCCTGCTAAGGTCATAAGTGGTCCACTAAAAGCAAGCAAAGCCCCAGCTCCTACTACCAATTTTTTAGTCCCATCATCTAGTCCAGAAAATGCTTTACCGATTCCTGTTACTCCATCAACTATTGTTGTGAATACTGGCATCAAAACTGCACCCAGTTCCATTGCTGAAATCTTTAAATTATTAAAAGCCTTTTGCATTTTGAAGCCTGTAGTTTTTGATAAGGTCTCGAAACCATCAGCAACAAATCCAGCCGACCCTCCCATCGATTCCAAAACTTCGCCATAGGTTTCTGTCTGGTTTCCTAAAACTCCAAGCACCCCTTTTAAGGCCTGGGATTTACTAAAAAATTGAGTTAATGGAACATCATTTTCCTCAAAGGCTGTTTTGATATCTAGCAGCGTAGCTTTTAATCCCTTTTCTCCTAGGCTCTCTCTTACACTATCGCCTGTCATTCCTACTTGATTTAAGGCCCTTTCCATCTGTGGTGTGGTTTTGGCTAGTGCCATCATAACTCCACCAAAACTTGTAGAAGCAGATTTAGCATCCCCTGTTACTTTTGTATAAGTAGCAATGAAAGCTGAGGTCTCCTGGAATGAAATTCCAAGGCTGGAAGATAGGCCGAGCTGTGTACCTAAAACTTCGGCTAAATCTGAGGCTTCAAACATTCCCTGTTGTACTGCAATTCCGAAAACATCAAGAGCCTGGGCAGCTGTTAGGTTTTCCTCCCCATAAGCATTTTGAGCAGCAGCAGCAACTTTAGCTAGGTCCGTTTGTTCTCCTAATCCAATAGCTACGGCTTTAGAAACGGCTTCTAATGTGCCTAGTGCATTTGCACCTCTTAGTCCAGCAGAAGTTAAAAAGAAAAGCCCATCAGCAAGTTCAGCTGGTGCTTGGGCAGTTTCTCCACCCAGTTTCATTACATCTTTTGAAAACTCATTTACTTCCTTTGCTGAAATTCCGACCAGGGTATTAATCTTGGTCATATTCTTTTCAAAATCAATAGCCATTTTAGCTCCTGCAACTCCTACCATTGCAAATGGAAGCGTGAAGCTCATAGATATGCTTCTACCTATCGCTTTCATTTTTGTTCCGAATGCGATTAGTCTTTTTGATGCTCTGGCTAATCCTTTAAATAGTGGAGATGTAACTGCATTAATTACTACATTTAAACTGGCAAGGGCTTTTTTTGGCATTTTCTTTTATTTTTTATTTAGCGATTTATTCATTTCTTTTATCCTATCATCGAATTGAGATTCTAATTTTAATTTCTCAATATCAGTTTTTATTTTGTCGCTAGATTTAATTTGTTTTTCCCAAGGAAAGGTAGTAATTTTTTTAGGGTCTATGCTTTTTTTAAGGTGTGGATTTATTATAACGCAAGCCATCCATCTTGCTCGCTCCCATTCTGCTTGTTCGTTTTGTTCGTATAGTTTTCTACTACCGATTTGGGCATTTGCAAAGTTGCGAGGACACATATTATAAAATTGTTCTAGGCTCATATTCAATTCTCCAAATGCTATAGATTCCAAAATATCGAAGGTTATTTCTTCGACTTTAACTTTTTGACCTTTTTTTTTGCTGGTGCTGTTTGGTCTCCTAAATTGTGGCCCATATGCTCTCCAAAGATTTCTAAGGCTCTAGTGAGTCCTCCCATATCAACATCTAATAAATCGCCTAATTCATCAATTGTTAAATCGAAATCTTGACCAGATTTTCGGCTTCCTTCCTCTATTCCTACAAGCACTAATTGTAGAGCCTGGTCCAGGGTCATATCTTGGCCTAGGTTCATTAATTTATTAAGTGATGTTCCTGTTGCTGCACAATATTTTCTTAGGCCGTTAAATCCAAAGAATATAGGATATTTTTTATTTGCTATTTCTACTAATTCGTAATTCATTTTATTAATTTTTGTTAAAGGTTATATTTATTGAGTCCTCCCCAGCCACCCTTTAACAAATAAAAAGGCAGCCAGGGATTTCTCAGATTTGTTATACTGCTGCTTGTACTAATTCGCCAGTTCCAGAAAATGAAGCACTCCAAGTTGAGGAGTCCTCATTTGGTGTATCAGCTGATAAACTTGTCATAAATGCTTGACCAGTCCATCCTATGTCTCCTGTTACTGATGTGTTAAATTTCAATTCGAATACATCTCTTGAATAGATATAGCTTGTATATAATTCATTCATTGTTTCTCCAGAAATTGCTCCACCTCCTAATGCTGTAAATATTAGCATTCCTTCTACTGAAACTTCCCAGTCTCTTTGTCCTTCTAGTTGGTCTCTCCATCCACCACTATCTTTGGTTGATGTATCTCTTAAGTTGTGGTTCATTGAAATTGAAGCAGAAGTAGCAAAAGCTATTTTAACTCCTGCTGCATAAACTCCGAATTTTGTTCCATTAATTACTCCATTTGTAGCCATAATTTTTTTTTTTAAATTTTAATTTATTTTAGTTTTTTCAGTTTGTTTTATCTAATATTTTAATTTGATGATAGGAAACCCATCCCTAAGTTATTTACTCCTGTGAAGGATATTTTCATTGTTGTGTTGTCCTCATTTGGTGCATCTATACTCATTGATGTTATGTACGCATATCCAGACCAGAAATAAGAGCCAGTTCCTCCCTTCAAAGTTACTACTACTCTATCTTGATTAGCAATTCCTAAAGCATATACATCATTTGTTGTCATTTTATTCCAGGCTGGGCTTGTTCCATCTACAAATCTATAAGCCAGTTTTCCTTCGAATTCCATAGACCAGCTTCTTACTCCTGGTAGCTGTGTTTTCCAGTTATTGGTTTCTCTAACTGTAATATCTCGTAGGCTTTGTTCTACAGAAAAACTTGCAGCCGTTCCAAATAAAATAGTTTTATAATCTAATTGCAAAGAATAAAATGTCCCATTAATTATTCCATCCATTATCCAATATATAAAATTGCAATCTTGACACCTGTGATTGCTGTTAATGTAAAAGTAACAATTCCATCCGTTCCGTTATAAGCTGAAACTGGGAATGTCCCAATCGTTCCAGTTTCTCCTGGTGCTATTGATAGCGTAGCATTGCTCTTTTCTAGGTCTCCAAATAATGGACTTTCAACTGTAGTTGTTAATGTTGTAACTGTAATAACTACAGTTGCTTCGCTTGAATTCTCAATTAATATAAATTCATTTCCACCATTATTAAATGTATTAGTAGTTGATGCTAAAGTGGATTTTACTGGAATTAATCCCCCCTCTATTATGGATTGACTATTTATTAATGCCATCTTTTTTTATTGTTTTTTTAGCCTTAGATTTCTTTTTATCTTGACGATCTGGTTCGCACCCTTCAATATCTAATAATATATTATAAATTGTTCTATCGCAGTCTAGCTTTTGTCCAGCTTTAAATATTCGACCTGTTGGACTTTTGTAATCTTTTAATAATTTAATTTCCATTTTATTTTATATTTATCCAGCCGTTAGCTGGGTTATTAATAAATTCTAATATTTCAGAATGTGTATAGTCTGTATATGGTTCTAGGCTCGTTGGCTTTGTTTCTCTATATTTAACTATAAATTCTGTTTCTGCTATATTGTATCTTAGGGTGTCTCTAAATTCTATAACTTCTGCAAAGTTAATATTTTCTATTTCTGATGTTGGTATTATACAATATTTCATTTTATCCTGGTGTGTCTGTTACTATATCAGCTGCATCCATATTTGTCATTGTTGCGACCATACTATAATATGGTGCTTGGTTTTGAAATATAGGAAATATTGCTCCATCGCCCATTCTCCAGTATGCCACCATTAAGTTTGTAGCGTATGGTGTTTCATTTGGATTTCCTGTAATTCCATTATTGTATAAATGGTTTACTAGTGCTGCATCTATTACTTTATCATATAATATAAATTCATCCAGGTGCATTTCGGCATAAGTACTCCCAGCATTTCTAGCCATACGCAGTGGACTTTGTCCAGGAAATACTGACCCATAACTTCCTACTAATTGTACTGTGGCTTTTCCATTTGTAGTATTTAATAATTCATTATTAATGTACATATTAAATCCTGTTGCTGTTTGTGAGCCATCGTAAGTTATAACTATATGTTTCCATTCATTTAGTGGTATGGTTTGCACCGAGTCGAAATTTACATAATCAGTTAATGAATTATTAAAGTGTAAAACAAAAGCGAGTTTTTCATTAAATCTATTAAGTATTGACCATTCTTGGTAGTAAGCTCCCTGCCCAGAAATATAAGTACCTGTTTTATTTATTATTGTTTGACTTCCATTTTGTCCTTTTTTAAACCAGAATGAAACGCTCCATCCATTATCTGGTGTATATTTTGGATGGCTTGCGGCAGTTACATAATCATCAACTCCATCAAAACTTGTTGAGTAATTATTTTGCCAGGCATTATCTATATTGATTCTATTGATTCTTAATTTAAAATCTAAATGCTTTATATAAGCTCCGTAGCTGTTGAAGTCATCATCAAAGTCATCAACTGATGATTCAAAAATACAGGAGTCCAGTGCGATTTGATATTGGTATGGTGCTTCAACTGTACCCCATTCTCTGTCTAGTGCCTGTCTTACTTGTACAGCTATGTCCTCAACTTGAATATATGTTTTTGCAAATATTGAAATTTGGACTCTGGTTGTATCAAGTATCGACCTTTGTTTTATCCTTGGGTCGGCAGCTGTATCTGTTGAGTCTCCTTTTGTGTCTAATGGTACAGAGCTGATTTCTCTATAAACTATATAAGGTCCATCCGTTGGCTGTTGTCCTCTTAATGCAAATATTTTATTAGCTGGGACTAATGCTACAAGTCCAGCGTAATTAATTAATAAGGGATATATGATTGCTCCACTTCTCATTATTTATAAACTCGTTTTAAGCCCTTCATTTCTCTTATTAGTATCTTTTCCACTATTGCCCTTGCTCCCTCTAGAAGTATCCCTCCTGCACTTCCTTGTGCCTTGTCCCAGGCTGGTCTCATAAATGGATGAGGGTCTGATGTAGCAGTTCCGTATTCTAGCATTGCTCCATAATATCCACCACCCCTTTGCGAGTTTTTCTTTGCACTTCCTCCTGTTGCTTTTGGCCCTACATATAATGCTGGTAGTTTCCTGGATGCTTTTGTGCTAAATGCTTTTATTGATTTTCTTAATTGTCCAGTCTGGCTGTACTCATTATATTTTGATAGCTCGGCTCTTGCTGATGCTATGATTGGTTTTGCTGCCTGTCTGAATACTGCCATAAAAAATTTATTCTTTTTTACTGCATAGGGTATTCTATTCATCGCTGCCTGGAGCTCTCTATTGCCCAGTACCTTTCCTGCATTTATAGTTCCTATATTCATTATTGGCTATCTTTATGTGTTGCTGTTAGCTTTGTCATTTTGTGCCTTCCATCTATCTGTGCTATTCCTTCTATATAATAATATGCAAAAGTCCCACCAGATAGGGTATGTTTTATTCTCCAGTTTGGCTGGATTAAATCTTTGTATGTTTCATATCTAATAAAGAAATCTACTTTTTGTTCGCCTACTTTTTGCTCTGCTTCATCCGTTTCCCTTCCTCCTTTAAATATCATATAAGCCCACACTTTTTCTATTCCATTTGCAGCTGCCCATACTTCATCCTGGATTCCTCCATAGTTTGCATTGGCAGTAAATGTGTTGCTTTGTATTTGGACTGGGGTGTCAAGGTCTCCGACTGAAATCATAAAGTTTGTATTTTATATGGGTTCATTAGGTATTGTGCTGTCCTTGGTATTTCGGATACAATTTTTCCTACTATTACTGATTGTCGGTTTTCATACATATCAGATACTATAATTTTTATAGCTTGTTTTAGTGGTTGTGGTATATCTGCTATTGTATTATATCCTACATTATAATTAATTTTCCAGGCTTGGAATACATCATCTGTTGTTGGATTAGAAAAGTCGGCAGTTGCATAAACTCTTGATGGTTTTATTGCTCTTACTATTTCTCGTTCAATTGTTGGCATTACAATCCACCCTCCATTTTGATAATATGAAACTCTGCTAGTAGCTGCATCTTCCATTAATGGGCTTTTAAATAATATTTTTAGGTCATTAAATGTATTTCCATATTGCTCTCCATTTGTTCTTAAAAGAAATAAATTAGTAAATTCTTCCACCATTCTAACTGCTGCTTTTTCCAAATCAACAATATAATTATCATCATCATTAAAGGTAATTCTGAGATGAGTTTTCAGTTCAGATGTAGTGACTATTTGTAGATTATGATGGCTTAATAATTCGTAATATTTCATATTTTGACTAACTTTTATCTGATTATGTTATGCAGATTATTTCGTTTTTTTCAGTTTTTTCTTAACCCTGTGATTTTCGACAGTTCGATTTACTAATGTTTTAGGTCTCCTTTGTTCACGACTAGGTTAAAAGTCCACACATCGCTTCTTTTTGGCCTTACAATCGATTTAGCTTTTATCTAATAAAGGAGGAAACCAGGGACAAATTGTCCCCAGTTTCGACCTATATATTAATAATTATGCTTCAATTAAATTAGCAAAAGCAAGAGCATTTTGAGTCGCATCTCCATCAACTAAAGTTGTAGCGATTAGCGTTCCTAGGCCTTGTCTTGACTTTGTGTATGGGTCATATAATAAATCCAATCCACCGAATTGAGCCAAGTGTACTTTTGAGAAATCTCCGAATAATGCCTGAGCTTTATTAGCTACACCTCCACTTCCTACATTAGTTGAAAAGAAACCATAGTAGTTATTTAACTCTTTTGTATCTGGATTCCATAATGCAGCAACTCCAGTTGTTTGCAATAAAGTACGGATTGCAGAATAAGCATCTTTGTTAAATAAGTAAGCCATTCTCGATCCTTCAAGTGGTATATTGTTTCCTAATACAGTAGCTTCTAAATCTATAAAATCTTGAGCAGTTACACCAGTTGCACCAGCAGCTGCATCTAAGAATATAGAGGTTGGAGCTCCAGTAACATCAGCTGTATTTAATAATGCATTCTCCCAAGTGCTAGCAATATTAGCAGCCATATTTCTACGGATTGCAGCTTCTAAACCTGCATTTTGAGTTAGTGCTTCTTTTGATAAATCTACCACAGAGATTAATTTCTTAGGAGATAATGTGATGCTTGTTGTAGCACCTGTAGCTGCAACATCAGCTCCAGAGTCCTCAGCTACCCAGCTTGATGCGATGTCAGATATTACTGGGAATTTTTGGTCTGCAACTCCAGTATAGAAATTTGCTCCTGCACTTGCAAGAACAAGATTTGCTTCTAATTGGTCAGTAAATGATTGTACTTCTAATGGGCTAGAAGCTGCTGTCGTTACTGCTGCTCTTTGATTTAAGATAGAATGTGGAATTGCTACACCTCTATATGTTTGGTGTGGATTTTCGTTTCTAGCTTCCGTATCCATTTCTTTTACCAATCCTTCCATTTTGCCATTTACAGCTTGTTTCATTGCATCTTGGAATGAGTAGCTTCTTTTATCTTTATCTACTGTTGTTGAAACTGTAGCTCCACCTACTGCTGCTGCTACTCTCATTTCATTTTCCATTCTTTCTGCTCTAGTGATTTGTACATCTAATGCATCAATTTCAGATAGTGTGTTATCCACTTCTGTAGCTTCCGATTCGTTTAGATTTCTTGTTTCTTTATCTGCAATGTTTTTGATTGCTTCTAAAGATTCAACTAATCCAGAACGAGTCTCTTTTAATTCTAGCGACTTTTTCATTTTTTTCTTTTGATTAAATTAATTTTTAAGTTTAGTAATGAGTTCTTTTCGTATTCTGTTTCTTGTTCTTTTCTTGTATTTTCTTTATCCATAAAGTTTGACCTTTGTGCAAGTGCTAGGTCATTGGCTGATGGGTAGGCTGGTAGCGATACTGGACTAACATCATATAATCGTTTGACTTTTTTGATGGTTCTGATATCTGCACCATTCTCTGCTCGTTCCCAAGCATCGCCATCTTTTCCAATTGTAAAAGCAAAGCTAGACTGAGTAATGTTTCCTAGTCTCATATTTTCTTTTAGGTCTCGGCCAGCCGTTGTATTCGGTACATCGAGTTCGTATCTTAGTCCTTGTTCATCTACTCCTATTCTTAGCGTTCCTGCACTGGTTCTGCCAAGTAGGAAGTTTGGGTCGTGGTTGAAATAAGCACGGACATCATCTTTTAAAACATCATCAAATGCTCCAGGCTGTATCTTTTCTCTAAAACCTCCTAGGTCCTCACTTAATGAATTAAACATCGCAGCGTGTCCTATAACCACATCCTTGCCTTCCTTTGTTGCTAGTCGGCTTTCGATATTAAAGTATCGAGTTTCTGATGTGTGTTTTTTATCCCATACATCGGTTTTGTCTTTTGCTCTATATTCATCTTCTTCATCTTCTTCGAGTTCTTCTTCTTCTTCCTCATCTATTTCTTCCTCTATTTCTTCCTCATCTGAATGTCCAGGGATGTGGTCATTTTCTTCTATAACTTCATCCTCCGTGATGGTTTCCACCGATTCGGCATCCACCTCAGCTTCCATATCATCCTCAACAGATGCATCAATATCTTTTTCATATACAATTGTTATAGTTTTCTCATCTTCTATGATTTCGATTATGTGTCTTTTTTTTATTTCTGTTGCCATTTTATTCTGGTTTTGTTTCCGTGTTGTTTTTTAATGTTCCACCATCTATGATGTCTGAAAGGGTAGCCATATTTAATTGCATAAAGTGATTAGTTCCTCCTTCGATTGTTGGTAGTTCCTCTAGTTTTCTTATTTCATCTATACTCATTGCTCCAATGTTTAGCATTGTTCTGTAGTATTCGGACCTGTCTTTTGGTGTCCCTCTTAGCAATGCGTTAACAATAAATTTAGTTTGTACTTTGCCTTGTTCGTTTGCTCTAAATAATTTTGTATTCATTTCTGATTCCATCATTACTAAATATGGCATCAAAGAATATTGTACAAATTCTCTACTTTGCTCTGAGATATTATTAAAACTGGATTTGCTTAGGTCGGCTAGCATATGAGGTGGTACATTATATAATCGGCAGATTTCCTCAATGCTGAATTGCCTGGATGCTAAAAATTGAGAGGCCTCATTTGATAGGCTTATTTGTTGAAATTTAAGGCCTTCCTCCAGGACCATTGTTTTATTTGAGTCTCCTATGTTTGTGTAGTTTTCCTGGAATGAAATTTTCAATCTTGTTATTGCTTCATCTGATAGGTGTCGGTCTGTAGAAAGAACCCCACTTACTTTTGCTCCATTTCCAAAAAATGAATTTCCGTATTTCTCCAAGGCCAGGCCGTATCCTATTGCGTTTGCTCCTACATCAATTGGCGACATTCCTACCAGTCCATCTCGGCTCATAACTTTAAAATGTAGGATATCTGTGCTATCTACAATTCCTCCACCTTCAAGTTCATAATAAATTTTTCCATCGTTTTCTACTAGCTTTGTTTCTGTTGCCATCAATGGGATTAGTTCCACTGGTCTTGCTCCACCATTCCTTTTAATATAAACGAATGAGTTTCCTCTGGTCAATAAATCAATCATACATTTTTGAATAAAAATATAGCTTGTCATATTTTCGTTCGGTTGTGTATGTAATAAATTATATAACTGGTGCTTTGTTGCTTGGGATTTGTTTCCTAATTTATCCGATTCAAAAACAGCCAGTGGGAGTTGTGCTACTGATTCAGATAATATTCTTATTGCAGACCACACAGCTGTGAAATTAAAGGCTGTTTCATCTGTTACGATTATTCCAGAATTCGAACCTCTACCTGTCATTGAAGATAAAAAGTCGTTATTTCGCTTTTGTATTTTTTTGCCAGAACGAATAAAAACACTTTTCAGTGTATCAATTAAACCCATATAAATTTTTAGCTATTATTTGCTACAATTATACGAAATGTTTTAAGTCCTACAATGTAGTATTGTTTCTTATTTTCTTATTCTTTGTTACTCGGAAGCTGTCATATGATGCGTACCTTCTTTTTAAAAAGTATTTTTCATATTCCTTTTCTGTTATTTCGTACGCTTGTTCATTGCTTTTGGATGTTTTGCAGTTTTTGTGGAAGCGTTTTTCAAATCCAGCAGGGCTTAATAGTGATAAAATTTCGATAGATAGTTTCATAATTTAAAAGCTTAGTATTCCACGTTCATTATATATTGATTCTCCTGGTGCTTCATCTGTCATCATTTCTCCTATAGCCATAACCAGTGATATCATTCCATCGACCTTTTCAGATGATTTCTGTTTGTTTATTTTTATGTTTCCAGCTGGGTCTGTTTGTAATTGTATGTTTTCACATTGCCATCTTAAAACTGGATTATTTAAATGGTTTATTTCTTTTTTTAATACCAGCTTTTCTAGTTCCTTTGTTGGTGAGCTCATTGATTTATACCCTTGGCCAAATTGTGACATTGGTATTCCATCCTGTTGGCTAAGTTGGATTATTAATTGGCTAGAATTCCATCTATCAAAGGCTATACTTTGGAGGTCGTAGTCCTCAATAATCGCATTTATATCCTGTCTTATATAATCATAATCTTGTACGTTTCCTGGTGTCGCTTTTATATATTCATCTGCAATCCATTCATCATATGGTAGTTTGTATTTTCTACCTCGTATTTCGGCTGATGCTTCTGGACACCAAAACCAAACCAGAACCACATCTTTTTGGTCCTCCATTGGAAAGTATAAAGCTAGCGAGCTAAGGTCCATCGTGCTTGCCAAATCCAAACCACCCCAGCATTTTTGTCCCTTCAAAGTTTCCAGGTCTATGTCCTCATAATTTTCCATCCAGACTGAGTCGCTTATCCATTTGCTTATTGATGTGGTCCATTGGTTGAGATGCAATCGCTTGAATGTATTTTCATAGCTCGGTAATTCAGAAGCCCTTTTAGCTTCGTTTTTTAGGTATTCCTCACTGATTGAAACTCCTAGATTTGGGTTTGCTTTTCTCCAGGTTTCTGGGTCTTGTATATCATCCCCTTCCTCTGCTGCATAAATTAAAGGTAGAAAGGTATCATCATTTATAATTCCTTCTTTTACTTTTTGTGCATAATCGTGGACCTCCCAGCAAATGTTCCCATCTGTTTTGCTTGAGCCTGCTGTGGTCATTGTAAATAATAAAGGCTGAGTCCTTGCTCCTGTCCCTGTTATCATTGTATCATATAGCTCCCTGGATTTCTGGGTGTGTAATTCATCAAATAAAATTCCATTTGGATTGTGTCCGTGCTGTAGGCTGGCATCTGAAGATAGGACTTTATATGTGTTTCCTTTTTGTGGAAATGTTATTGAATTTCTGAATACTTTGGCCTTGCTACTTAGCATTGGGTCTTGCAGTATCATTCGCTTTGCCAAATCAAATATAATTGATGCTTGAGCTCTGTCTCCTGCACAGCTGAATATCTCGCTTCCTAGTTCGCTATCTGCAAATAATAAGTATAATCCTATCGCTGCTCCGAGTGAGCTTTTTCCGTTCTTCCTGGCTATCTCGCAGTAGACACTTCTGTATTTTCTTAGGCCTGTATCGGTATGTTTCCATCCAAAAATTGGCCGTATTAAATCTTCCTTTTGCCATTCCTCAAGTATAAAAAGTTCCCCAGCTAGGTCTCCTTTGCAATGCCTTATATGAGTTTCAATAAATGCTACGGCCCTGTCAGCTGATTCCTCATCAAAGTAATATTTAGTTTTTTTATTCAAAGAAGTTATACTCGTTATTGTTTTGTATTAATGTAGGCTGGTTTATTGAGCTTCTGGCTGTTGGTGTAAATCCAAATTGTGTAGCTAATTTTAAGGCTCTATCTAAAGCATCGTTAGCTATCTTTTGGTAGGGTACGGCCTGCATATGCTTAAGCGTTCCATCTGGGTTCTTATAAATTTGTATCCTTCCCTTTTCTCTTAGCATTTTCTCTGTCTCAATGTGTAGGCTTATTGCATTGCAGTAGGCTTCCAAAAGTGAGAGGTCGATCTGGTGGAGCATTCGCTTGTTGTAAAGTTCCGAGCATACTTTTATCCATTCGCTTTTGCCTATCTCTGATAGCCATTCTGGTGCTAGGGGTATGGTGTGAACGAGTGCTACTTGCATTTCGTTTTCCATCATCCGTTCTGTTTTGGTTGTGCCTTGTAGCTCCTTTATCTTTGTCGGTATTTTTTTCCGACCTCTAGTCATTTATCTTTTGTGCTTTTTCTCCAGTGTATTGCTCCCATCTTTCGACTATAACGCTTGCGTATTTTTGGTCTAGTTCCATCGTATATGAAATCCTATTTAATTTTTCAGCTGCTATCATTGTACTTCCAGAGCCACCGAAAAGGTCCAGCACTATTCCCTGTGCTTCTGTGTTGTTTACTAATGCTCTAATGCATAGGTCTACTGGCTTCTGTGTTGGGTGTTGGTAGGTCTGTACGCTGTCTTTTTTAATTTCCCAGCTTGAGCTTTCATCTCTTATTGCATAAATTATTTGTAGCAGTTTTGCTTTTGTGAATTTCTCAAAGTCAATAGTTCCCTCTCTTAGTATTGTTTTGTTTTTCCTGTCTCCAAACCATTCATTATTGTGGCCTACTTTTCTAACATAAAAGCACGGCTCGTGAGCCCAGTGGTAGTCGCTTCGGCCCAGGCTCATTCCTTTGTTCCATATCAGTTGTTCTTTTACTTCAAATCCTGCATCTTTTATTGCTGTCTCGAATACCATTTGTGTTTTTGAAGCGTGCCAAATATAAACGGCTGGGTTTTCAATTGAAAATTTAAACAAATTTTTAAAAGCTCCGAGTAATAAATCGTATAGTGGTTCTCCTCTTAGCTCATCATTCTTTATTATTTCGTGGTTTGTTCCTTTATATGAAACTCCATATGGTGGGTCAGTAAATATTAAATCTGCTTTTTGGCCATTCATTAATTTTTCTACATCCTTTTCGCTGGTGCTGTCTCCACACATTATCCTGTGGTTTCCTATTTGGTAGATGTCTCCGAATGAAACTCTCGCATTTTTAATTTCTGGGACTTGGTCATCTGGTATATTCCCATCTGTAATAATATCATCCTGGAAGAATAGTTCCTCTGGTTGAAATCCCCAGTCGGTTAGTTCCTCAACTGAAAAATGATTAGCCATCATATCCATATCCCAGCTTCCTACATTTTTATTTAATCTTACATTTAGTTCCTTTTCTCGTTCGTATGTAAGGTCAATTTCTACAGCTGGTATTGTTTCGTTTCCTAATTCCTCCCATATCCGTACCCTCTGGTGTCCTCCTACCAGGATATTTTCTCTCTCGGCATTGGTGTTTACAATTATTGGGTCGACTATTCCGAACCTAGAAAGGCTATCTTTTAAGTGTTTATGTTCCTCCTTTGTTAGCTTCCTTGGATTGTATTCTGCAAAGATTAAATCTTTGATTTTCTTTTCGATTATTTTCATTTTGTTTTTTAAATTTATTTTACAAAGATATAAAAAAAAGGCTTTGCTCAGAAGCTGTACCCCCCCAATGCTTAATTGTGGGTTATCGAGAGAAAAGTTTGGGGTTCATCGGTCTCCTGTTTATTTGTTTTTAAGATTTATCAGTCCCCTTACCGATTATATTTTTTTTTTAATAAT